ATTATAATCGTTAAAAGATATGGCAAAACCAAAACACAACTACGATAGTGAAGATTTCTACAAGCGCATAGAAGGTCTTGCAATGAATGGATACACGGATGGGGAGATTGCAAATGAACTCAACCTATCCGATGATGTGTTTGGGTCTATGAAGAACGGCAACTATCAATGTTGGAACGAAGAGGAAAACAAGTGGAGAGGGGCTGAAATTAATAGGGTCTTAACACATGGACGGACAAGAATTGTAGCCTTACTTCGTGGTACATATATCAAAGGTGCAATAGGTGGAAAGAAGACGAAATCAAGGATAGTTAAGTTCGTGCAAGATAAGTGTGAGTGTATGGGAGCAGATAAGAAATGCCCCCATTGTGGTGGCACTGGATGGGTGACACTGACGGATAAAGCAGTAGTGCAAGAGTCCGAAATAGAGTTACCTCCTAATATGCAGGCTATTGCTACCCTACTCTATCACCACGACCCGACATGGCGCAAGATGGAGAACAAGCAAACCGATGAAGATACTCTCTACTCCGAGAATGGTATCGACATTGATAAGTGGATGACCGATAACACGAATGAATAGAATAAACCCTCAGCAGATATATGCTCCGTTGTACCACAACAAGGATAAATTCATTGTTCTTGTTACAGGTGGTAGAGGAAGTGGAAAGTCTTTCAATGTTTCCACTTTCATTGAGCGTCTGTTGTTTGAGGTCAAGCACCCAACTCCTGCAAAGAGAATAGTTCATCAGATACTCTATACCCGTTACACAATGGTATCAGCTTCTATGTCTGTTATCCCCGAGTTTATGGAGAAGGTAGAACTTGATGGGAACTCGAAATGGTACACACACACAAAGACGGATGTCAAGAACCTTCGCAGTGGCGGTGCAGTGATGTTTAGGGGTATCAAGACATCAAGCGGAAACCAAACTGCAAAGCTGAAATCTATTCACGGTGTTACAACCTTTGTGGTTGACGAGGCGGAGGAGTGGGTATCAGAACGAGAGTTTGAAACTATCATGCTTTCAATCCGCCAAAAGGGAATACAGAACCGCATTATTATCGTTATGAACCCTACGGACAATAACCATTGGGTTTATAAGCGGTTTATAGAGAACACACATAAGGAGGTGATGTATGATGGCGTACCCGTTCAGATTAGCACCCATCCGAATGTATTGCATATCCATACAACCTACTTAGACAATATAGAGAACCTCTCCCATGAGTTTATCAAGGAGGTTGAGGACATGAAAGCCAACAACCCCGAGAAATACGCTCATACCGTCATGGGTCGATGGGCAGACGTTGCAGAAGGTGCTGTATTTAAGCATATTGGCATCGTTAAGGAGTTCCCGAAATGGTGCAAAAAGGTTGCTATCGGTGATGACTTTGGATTTACGCATGACCCGAGCGCAGGAATACTTTGCGGTATCATTGATAATGACTTGTATCTTGATGAGATATTCTATCGCACGGGTATGTTGTCATCTGACATTGTAAAGGAACTCAAACGATATGGCGGCTTAAAGGTATTCTCCGAAAGTGCCGACCCTCGACTGATACAAGAGATACATAACGCAGGTATAAAGATTTACCCCGTAGATAAGAGTGGCAACTCTATCATAGCAGGAATAGACAAGATGCTATCCTTTGACCATATCTTTGTTACAGAGAGGTCGTACAACCTCCGTACAGAGTTCAGAAAGTACGTATGGGACACCGATAAGGACGGCAACTATATCAACCAACCAATAGACAAGTATAACCACGGAATAGATGCCGTTCGCTATTATGTCCTTGGGCAGTTGTTAGGAAAAATTTTGAAATCAAAGGGCAATATGGCAGCAGCGTTCGCCCGATAAATAGGATAACGATATGATAAAGACATTAGATGACATCCTCGCACTTGAGGACATTGATAAGAAGATTAGCTACCTCAAGAAAGGCAGGCGCAATCCTCTCCCCGACACATCAGCAAACCTTGCTGATTGGGACATGACGAAACACGACATCATGAACCCTGAACTTTACAAGAAGATTAAAGTCCTTGTAAAGATGGCAGAAGAGCATTTTGATGGCGAGAAAAAAACGATAATCCCTGCAGAATATGAGATGAAAGAGCCGAACCGCATTGCACTCCCTATTGAACAGGATATAGTAAACATCCATACCGCCTTTTGCGTTGGAACAGAACCCACGCTTGACTGCAATCCCGAAGACGATGGGGAAAAAAATGTGTTTGAAACCGTTAAGCAGGTATTCAAAAAGAATAAACTGAAATTCCAAAACCGCAAGTTAGTCCGTTCGTGGCTATCAGAGCAGGAAGTAGCGGAGTATTGGTACGTAGTCAAGGATGATGGCTTTTGGGCACAATTAAAGCGTAGAATTGCATCCCTATTTGGGAATAAAACACCCGAATATCAGTTAAGGTCACAAATATGGTCGCCCTTCCGTGGTGATATATTGTATCCTTTCTTTGATGATAACGGTAATATGATAGCTTTCTCCCGTGAGTATAAGAAGAAAGACTTAGACGGCAACGAACACACCGTATTCATGACTATTACCGCAGATAAGGTATATCAGTGGGAACTTGATAAGACGTGGTCGGAGAATGTAGAACGTACATTTGCGCACCAGTTTCAGAAACTCCCCGTCATGTACGCCTTTCGTACCGAGCCACTATGCGCTAAGGTTAAGCAGTTACGTATCCGATTGGAAAAATGTCTAAGTGGCTATGCCGATTGTATAGATAATCATTTCTTTCCACTCCTTATGCTCTTTGGAGAGTTGCAGCCCGACAATTTGAGCGGTGATGCAAGAAATAGAATGATGCAACTAACGGGAGATGGCGCAAATGCGCAATACCTCACGTGGAATCAATCTTCTGACCCTATCAAGGTGGAGATTGAAACCTACTTTAATCAGATTTACGGATTGACAAACACACCTCGTATATCATTCGACCAACTCAAAGGAACGGGCAACGCTCTTAGTGGTACGGCTTTCCGATATGTCTTCATGGCTGCTCACATGGCAGTACAGAATCATGCAGAGGAATTGGGCGAGTTCTTCCAAAGACGTGTTAACTTCCTCACGTCTGCTATTGGTACGCTGAACACATCACTTGAAGCCGCAAGTAAGACAGTAAGCATCGAGACGGAGATTGTTCCTTTCATGATTGATAGCGAGCGTGACAAGGTTGAGACCGCTGCCGCTGCTGTCAGTGGTGGCGTGTGGTCAATGGAGCATGGAGTTGCCTATTGCTCTAACTATGGTGAGTTACAAGACGAACTACAGCAAATCAAAGAAGAGAAAAAGGTAACTCAACCAACAACACAAACGCAAGAATAGCTTCATTATATAACTGTTTATGTATTATTACAGCCGCCTATACTCACGTACAGACGGCTTTTTCTTACAACCGTATTATTGTCATTTCTCAGCCACTGAAAAATACAAATCCCCCTTTTATAATGTGTAAATTTGAAAAGATTTATTCAAGTTAACACTTTATAAAGTATGAACATTTACGAACAGATTTTGGCAGGACTTAAAACCAAATTCCAAGGGGTTGAGGATGCCACCCTTCAGCGTATTGCAAGCAAGAAAGCTGAAGGAGTAACGGACGAGAGCAAGGTAAACTCTATCGTTGAGGGTATCTCCTTTCAAGACGTACTAACAAGTTATGGCGACTATCGGGCTGATGGTGCGCAGAAGACCGCAGTTTCCAACTACGAGAAGAAGCACAACATCAAGGACGGAAAGCCAATCGAGGAACCAAAGCCACAAGACCCACCAACAGATTCTAAGCCTAATGATCCGCAGGATTTGGCTGCACAGATTGCAGCAGCGTTGGGAACGGCACTGAAACCACTCACCGACCGCATGGACGCAATGGACGCAAAGACAAAGGCGGACGAACGCAACCAACAGATTGCAGCAGTGGCTAAGTCATTCGGTATCCCTGAATATGTCTATAAAGGAAAGCAAATCGCTGATGATGTAGACCTTAATCAGTACTTCACCGATGTGAAGCAGGAAATGCAGAATGGTGGATTCCAGTTCGCAAAGTCTCCCGAAGAGGGAAACCACGAACACAAAGACGACATGGATAGTCTTTTGGATGGCGTCAATAAGCGAACCGAGGCTATCAAAACAGAAAACGAAAAAAAGTAAATCATTATGGCAGCAGGAATTAAGCTTGAATCCATGCCTCCTGTCGAAAGGGAGGTTTGTGACGAGAAGTCTCTATATCGCCTCACGGATGGTGGTATGGACTTAGACATGAGTAATCTCCCGAATAAGGGTTGGTTGCCCGAACTTACGCCTATCTATCGTGATAAGGTAGAGCGCAAGGCGGTAGTGTGTATTCGTGTCAAGGTGGTAGAAAAGGCAACCACGGGAGCAACTACCATCAAGATTGCTAAATGTCCTTTTGCGGACTTTATCAATAAGGGCACGTTACTCTCTGACGGGACAAATGTCATCACTGTTAAGTCGGTGGACAATTCCAACGAGAACTATGACACAATCACCACCAAAGAAGCGACAAAGGCTGATTTGGAAGTTGGCAAGGTGCTCCCCGAGGCAAAGAGTGCATCTGACGCTAAAGCTAAGAATGTAGCTAACTTTGCTTCATTCGGTTGGCGTAACTTAGCGAAAGAGAATACCGTTGCATTGGTTGGTCGTGCATATTCAATCATTGAGGACAACCTTTACATTCCTTTCACAGAGGAAGATAAGGCGGCTCTCACAGGACGTTTCATGTTTATCTAAAAAAGGAGGAATATATGTTATTAACAATAGATTCATTACTGAATAGCCCTAAGTTCCTCAAAGCGGTGATAGACCGTTCTATTGTTACTATGGGCGAACTTGACAAGGTGTTTTGGAAAGACTATCTTGTTTATGAGAGAACTAATCCCGATGGTTCTTTCAAGACTTATATGGGTACGCAGGTGGGTGTCATCGCAGGTACAGTTATTGACAGATATGCAGGGAAACCTGTCAGAAAACGCCATGCTCTCACACGTGGTTTTGGTGAGGTGGCTTGCTTAGGCGATGCTTACCAAATGGACAATACTCGTCTTGAACGCCTTAACTGGCTTATAGAGGAGTATAACACATTGACCATTCAGTCAAGCAACACCGATGCCATCTCTGCTAAGATGGACGAGATTGTGAACTTTCTGGTTGATGACGTGCGCCAATGCATGCTTGCTCCTATGAAACGTCTTGATATTATGTTGGGCGATTTGCGCTTCAATGGCTCTACCAAGGTAAATGGGAAGGAGAATAAGCAGGGCGTATCTGTAGATACAGTAAAATTGCCTATCTACACAAAGGCAGCCGCTTCTGCCGACAAGGATAACATCCTCTCTTGGCTTGAAGCCGAGTTTGTTGATAAGGTACGTTCAAAGGGTATGCTTTTCGCAACAGCCGAAATGAATCGCCATACATTTAATAATCGTATCGCTTCGTCTAAGGAGTTCCAAAGCAAGTTTACGATGAAGTTTGGCGACATGGAGTTCAATACAGGTGGTATCGTCACTCCCGATATGGTAAACCGCCTTATCGAATCAGTAGGCATGCCGTGGCGAATCCGTATCAAGGATGAGTATATCCAAACATCAGAGAATGAAATGGTGAATGCCGTCCCAGATGACAAGATTTCGTTCTTGCCTATGATGGCGGATAATACCAAACTCGGATTTATGCGTTGGAAGAAGCCTTACGAAATGACCGACAAGGTTAATGACGGTCGTGCCTATCAAGAAATTGAAGATGGCAGGGGCTTTATTTCATCTAAACGAACTGACGAGGGACGTTTTATGGAGTATGGTTTCGAGGCAATCCCCGATATCAATATTCCTAATAAGATGGCTATTGCTGACCTTTCAAAGCTCGGATAATGAACGTAAGGAAATACATATCAGACAAGTTTCAGTCTTTCGGCATACAAGTGTCGGAGGCTGACTTGTTGGATATGTCTCTCAATGCGAACGTGGCAATAAATGATGATGTGATGAGTGATAACGTAGATTCTATTTCTGTTGCTATTGCTCATTTCATCCCATCTCTTTTGCTTCGTCCTACTTCTATCAATGAGAGTGGTTTCTCTATGTCGTGGAACACTCAAGGCGTAAAGGACTATTACTCTCTCCTTTGTAAGAAGTACGGATTGAAGGACGAACTCAACGACAATAAACCGAAGATACGCATCTTATGATATTCGCACCACACATATTGCAGGTTAAAAGGGTAACTCCACTCCAAGAGGATGAGTACGGTCACCCAATCCCTAATACGGGAGGCGAAGAGTGGGTAACACTCTGTAAGTGCCGTTGTGATGACAACACCACAAAAGAGTTTAACTCTCCTAATGGTGATGTGTACAGACCTAACTACCACGTAGTATGTGAGATGAATGTGGACATAAAAGCAGGTACTGAGGTTAGATGTCTTGAAGGAGAAAGCGTACGAGGAGAAGGAAAAGTTTACATTGTAAAGAATGCTAACTACTTCAATAACTCTGAATTATGGTTATAGATAGTGATTTCTCCGATGTAGACCAATTCTTTGATGATGTTGAGTGGGAGGTTCAGAAAGGTATGATAGACGTGGGCGATGCATCTGTTAAGGATGCAGAAGAAAACGGAACATACCAAGACCACACACTCACTTTGAGAACGTCCAATACATTCGATGTAGACAAGGACGGACTGACATTAGAGAATACTGCGCCTTACGCTTCCTATGTTGAGGCAAAGGGATTTGTAGTATTGAGTGACCCTGCATTGAGAGCAGAAAGTAAACTAAAAGAAATGTTTGAATGATAGTAACTACCGACATAGCAGATATTCTCTACCGAGATTGCAAGGCGTTTGGGATTGATATTGTTCCTTTCGGCAAGGCCCTTACGGGCGAGCTTAAAGGAGAGCGTATCACTATCTATGTAAAAGGACAGACTCCAAGCAAGTATTGGGAGAAGTGTTTTTGTGAAGTCAATCTGTGTGTTCCCGATTTGGGGGTGAAAATTGCCAACACACTCCGATTAAAGGATTTGGAGCGAAAGGCAAAAGAACTCTTCAAAAGCGTAACGGGCGAGTTTGACGGGACAAGATACAACTATGAGATAGAGACTATCCACATTGAAGCGGACACTGCTTTGAAGTGCCATTTTGTTAATTGTAGAATATTGTTTAACGCATTAAACGTAAAGTAAATATGGGAAAAATTTCAGCCGTTGGCATTAAGAAGATTTTTTATGCTGACATTTCCGTAATCAGCAACGACCTCACCGCAGCAAGTGCAAGTACAATCATCAAGGCTGCCAAGACTGCTAAGAATGAGGTAATGAATGTGCATGGTGAAACATGGAACATTGAGGAAAGTGAGGCTTCTGTCACTCCATACAAGAACCAGCTCACAGGTCAAGCATACCGATATGACACCACTCAAGGCGAGATTACACCTCAGTTCTCAATCGGTCAGTATGACTATGCTGCCAAAGCTGCTCTTATGGGTGGTGAAGTCATCAAGAAGGGCGGTGCAGGCACTGATAAGGATGACATTGTCGGCTGGAAACGAGCTACTGACAAGGTAGTCATCAAGAAGGCTCTGTTCTGTCTGACTGAGGACGATGTATGGTTCATCTTCCCTAACTGTCAGATTGTAGCACGCGAGGCGAACACCGACAAGGCTATCGCTATTGCAGTCAAGGGTCTCGTTCAGGCTCCTACCGTTGATGGCGTGTCACCAGAGTATAACTTTGACGAGTCAGAGGTAAAGGCTTTGGCATAGGGTAAGGTTTCAGGATAACATCGGGGTGGAACGTGGCTAAATACCACCTCCACCCTTTTTTATTTTCATTATGAGTAAAGCAAGTAAATTAGTATCAGATGCAATCTTAGGCAATGACTATGCGATTGTATATGTGAATAATCAAGCATACGCTATTCAACCTCCTACGATCAAGCGGTTGGCAGGTGCTATATCGTGTATCAGTGACATAAATCTATCAGAGGGTAGCTCGATAAAAGAGATGCTCCTATCTGCAAAGGATAGTGAAGCATACGCAAAGGCTCTCTCGTGGCTTATGGCGGGCGATTTATCCAAGACTAAGGAATTATGCAATGGAACACTTGAGGAGGTCGTAGATGCGCTTGCAGCAGGTTTTGACCTTATCGGCATAGCCCCTTTCTTGAAAGCTGTCAGTTTGACGAAGAACGCAAGCCTGCTGGCAGCAACACCGAAGTAGTCGGGAACAAGACCCTTTTGGGGCAAATAGCGTCATTCATGGATAGCTTGCATCTGACGTATGACGAAGTAGTTAATCAAATTCCTTATCGCAATCTCATTATCATGCAGAAAGACAAACAACACGAGGCTTTCGGTGATGTGGTGAAGAAAATCAGCGGTAAGGAACTCGCAAAAAGGAGAAGAAAATAGATATGGCAGAGTTGAAATTCCGTGTACAAGCTGACTATGATAAAGTTCAGCGGTTACGAGACGAGATAACGAAGTTAAAGCAGGAGATTAAAGGTGTAGATGCTATTCAAGACCCAACATCCTTTAACAAGCTGAATAGTAAATTACAACAGACCTCTAAAGAATTAGGGAATGTCACTGGTAAGATTGCCGAGGCATCTGCTGCAATGGAAACAGACTTTAAGCAGAAGATATTTGCAGCTTCGCAGGGTGTCAATGACTTTACAGAGAAGATTATTGCTCAGAAAGGAGTAGTTAGGGACGTTGCCGCTGATGTTAAGCGTTTGGGAGATGCTTATCGTGAGTCTGTTAAGTCGTCTCCTTTGACATCTGATGCCAAACTTGCAGAGTGGAAAGCAGCCAAAAAGGCTCTTGATGAGGAGAAAGCGGCATTATTTGCTCTCACCCAAGAGCAGGCAACGGCAAGGTTATCGGTAAAGAAACTCCGTGATGAATACGCATTGTTACGGCAGGAAGGTGGCGGAACAGCAGAAACCATGAACCTGCTTACTGGTAAACTCAAGCAGATGAGCGGTATGCTTCTTGGTGGTATGGGGCTAAAAGAACTTGCAGGTAAGATTGTATCCGTCAGAGCAGAGTTCGAGAGCATGGAAACATCCCTTAAAGTCCTCTTAGGTGGCAATGAGGAACGTCTAAACAGCATCATGGGGCAAATTAAAGAATATGCCCTTGCTTCGCCTCTGAACACAAAGGATATGGTCGGTGCGGTACAGATGATGACATCCTTCGGTATCGAGGCTGAGAAGTCCATCGACTACCTAAAGGCGATAGGCGACATCTCTATGGGTGATACGGGCAAGTTCAACTCCCTTGCGCTTGCTTTCTCACAGATGAGTAGCGCAGGAAAGTTGATGGGCCAGGACCTCATGCAAATGGTAAATCAAGGATTCAACCCATTGGAGGAAATATCACGCAAGACGGGTAAATCTATGGCAGAACTCAGAAACGAGATGTCGAAGGGTGCTATCTCTTCCAAGATGGTGCAAGATGCGTTTATCTCTGCCACTTCCGCAGGTGGTAAGTTCTTTGGTATGTCTGCTAAGGGCGCAGAAACGCTAAATGGTCAGATTTCAATGCTCCAAGAGAGTTTTGATAATATGTTCAATGAGATAGGCTCTAAGGGCGAGGGCGTCGTCATGACGTCTGTTAAGGCAGCCACATATCTCGTAGAAAATTACGAGCAAGTAGGACGTGTTATAGTAGGTCTTGCCACGGCTTTTGGAATATATAGGACGGCTGTAGCCTTGGCTACAATGACAACAAATGGATATACTATTGCAGAGACCATTGCCTACACACGTACACTACTATTGGAGAAGGCTACAAAACTTCTTAACATGACGATGCTCTCCAATCCTTATGTTGCAGCGGCAGCGGCTTTGGCAGCTCTTGTTGGAGCAATTATAGCAACAAGTGATGGCGTTAGTGAGCTTGAAGCTGCTCAAAATACACTTAATGAAACATTCAAGGAGGCAAAAGACGCACAGGACCAATATAAAGCGGCTACAGAACAAGCTATATCCGTGGCAAGTGACGATAAAGCAGCTACAGAGGACAGAAGAAAAGCTATGAATCTTCTTATTTCACGATACCCATCCATCATCAAGAAATACATTGATGAAGAGGGACATTTGAAGAATATACTCCAAATGAAGCGTGAGATAGCTGTAATAGATGGAAATAAAGCCGTTGAATCGCATATACAACAGTCTAACAAGTACAATCAGATAAGTAAAACACTTCATGCAAATGGAGAAAAGAAACTAAACGGAGGTAACATATCTGATAAAGCTTCAAAAATCGAAGATGATGCCATTGCTCAATATGCAAAAGCTCATAATAGGTCAGAATGGAGTGTGCGTGCGTTTGTTCCATATAAAGATATTATGGAATATTATGATAGACTTGCAAGCGGAGAAAGATACCAAGCAAAGAGAGTAGCTGCTGGCAATGCTATATCTCGATACCAAGATACTATTGGTAAAATGAGCAATCAGAGGCTTAATGCACTCTCAAAAACTTTAGAGAAAAATAAAGGTAGCAAGAAAAATATCATATTCCCTTATAAAGAGTTAAATGGGGTATCGTTAACGCCCAAAGAAAGAAAGCAATTGTCTGATTATGTTGATGGAATTAAGAATGCAAGGAAAAGTCAACCAAAATGGATTACTTCAAAGAACGCTGCTAAGTTAGAGGTAAGAAAGGCGAAAGCTCACTTAGACAACTTAAAAAAGAATGCGAAATCTACAGTTGCCCAAGTAGAAGATGCTCAAAAGAAACTTGACGCAGCGAACGAGAGCTACAAGAAACTATCGGGCAGTACGTTGGAAAGCGAAGAGAAAGCGTCAGGTAAAGCATCTGCAAAAACCGCAAAGGATAAGGAAAAGGCAGCAAAGAAAGCACAGAAAGAACGTGAAAAAGCAGCAAAAGACGCAGAGAAAGCAGCCGAGCAACAGAATGAAGCCAACGAGAGAGCCTTTGAGATTGAAACGAAAGCGAAACTTGAGAATAGGCGCAAGGTGGAGGATTTGGCAAACGAAACCGAGCAGGCAGAGATAAACATCCTCAAAGACGGCAACGAGAAGAAACTCCGACAGATAGAACTCAATCGCAAGAAAGAGCAAGAGGCTATCGATAGAGCATTTGAGGACATCAAGCAGCAACGTATTGAGCAAGCTAAGCAAAAGTGGGAGGCAAACCCAAATAACAAGGGAAAGAACTTCTATAATAGCTCCGAGTACACCTATGCTTCATCTAACGACCGATACACAGATGAAGAATACAAGAACTATGATGCAAAAACAAAAGCAGCATGGCATAAATATGACGAGGAAATAGCTAAGATAAGACAAGCCGAGATAGATAACGAAGATAGCCTTATCAAAGCCAATGAGTCTTATTTTGACAAGAAGACAGACCTTGTAAAGAAATACTCAAAAGAGGTATCTGACATCTATAAGGCTATCGCAGAAGCTGAGAAACGTGGCGACAAGGAGAAAGCAGATGCTTTATACCGCACGCTCACAGAGGCGAGGGCAAACTACGGCAAGGAACAAATGACACTTGCCTTTGAGCAGTTAAAGAAAGACCCTAACTATGTAGCGGCTTTTGACGACCTCAAAGGGGCATCAACGGACACACTAAATAGCCTTATTGGTAGGTTCAGTGAGGTTAAACAAGCAGCAGGAGAGGCACTCAACCCCGAAGGAGTAAAGACATACTTCGATGCTATCAACGGAATGATTGATGAGCTTATCAGTCGTGACCCTATCGGCATGATAAAGAAACTCACCGATGAGCTTATAAAGCAGCAGGACGAGTTAAAAGCAGCTGAGAAAAGACGAGATAGAGTAAAAGGCGGAGAGAAGATTGTCAAGAGCATAGGCTACAATAAAGACCTTAAAAAGTGGGTGTCTGAATATTGGGAATTAGCAGATGCAGAGGCGGACGTTGCTGCAAAAGGTCAGCAGGTAGCACAGACTACCCATAAGATAGAGAATGCACATAAGACCCTTACAAAGTCTATTCAAGGCGTAGCTGATAAGATGGGTGAGTTAGGCGGTAAGATAGGAGGGCAGACTGGAGAGATATTCTCTCTCTTTGGATCTGTGATGACTTATTATCAGACTATATCCGATGGCGTTACTGCGGTTGGTAAAGCTGGCTCAAGTGCAATGAAATCTATCGAGTCAGCAAGTGCTATCCTTGCAATTATCAGCGCAGCAATACAACTGATGCAGATGCTTAGCAGTATACTTCCCAATCAAGATAGCTTATACGAGAAAGCCGCCGCAAAGCAAGCGGAGATAAACAAACTCCGTGATTCCGTCAATGACTATCGTCTTGCCGTGATGAAAGCACGCCACGAAGAGAGCGGTTGGTTCTCTGACAGTGGGCTGAAAGGTCTGCAAGATGCTTACGAGGAACATGGGCAAGTAGCTGAGTCTTATTATAAGAAACTCAATGAGGCGCAAGAGAAGTATATAGATAAATCGTCTGGACTGAAAAAGGCTCTTGTCCCTATTGTGGCAGGTGTGACGGCTATCGGTGCTGTTGCGGCAGGTGTCCTCACGGCAGGCACTGGTGCTGTTGCATTAGGTTCTCTTGGTTCGGCAGTTATAGGTGCGTTGTCAACTTCGGCAGTAACGGCAACAGTGGCTACGGCAGCAGGTGTGGCAGTAGCTGGTCTTGCTGGTGCTATCGTTGGTAAGGCTATTGACTCCGCTGTAAGTTCTATTACGTATAAGAATGGGCAAGTAGCAGCAAAGGACAATCTCCGCATTCAGACACAGCACAAGTCTTTTTGGCGAGGTCAGAAAACAGCTGACCTCAAAGAATGGGTAAAAGAGAAGTACGGCAAAGACCTATTCGGAGAAGATGGCATGATTGATAAGGAACTCGCTAACGAGGTCTTAAAGAACTACGGACATAAGCTACAAGGCGAAGCAAAGGAGACATTGGAAAAACTCGTTGAACTTAGAGAGAAATACGATGAGTTTAATAAGTCTATCCATGAGTACGTGTCTAAGATGTACTCTCCTTTGGTGTCTGATATGACAGATGCCGTATGGGCATGGCTCAAAGACGGCAAAGATGCTCTTTCTGAGTTCAAGAACTCGGCTTCAAAGACATTTGCAGAGATTTCAAAGGATATGGTTAAACAGCTCCTTTTGAAGAATGTGTTTAGCAAGTATGAGGATAAATTATCCGACTTGTACAAGAAGTATGCAATGAAGTCTATTAATGAGAGCGAACTCGGGGCGGCATCAGCAAACCTTGCAGGGGAGATAGTGGATAGTATGAATACCTATTTGCCAGTAGCACAAAGTCTGTTAAAGCAGTTACAAGAGGGGTTCGCGGCAAAAGGAATTGATATTACAAGAGAGGGCGACAGCTCGCAGACGGCAACCGCTAACGGAGTTACATCTATCACCTTTGAGCAGGCAAGTAATATCATTGCACTCACCACAGCAGGGAATATATCACGTGACCAAATAAAGGATATTCTGACGGCTAAATTAAGCACGATGGACGCATCTTTGCGAGGTGTTCAGATGTTAGCGGTAGAACAGAAGAATATAGCTGACGAATTGAGGACAATACAAGCGAACTCCTATCTTGAGTTACAAGGTATCCACGACGATACATCTGCAATGAACAAGACGCTCAAAACAATGAGTGGTGATATGTCAGAAATCAAACGAGAACTTAAAAAGATGTAATATGACAGAATTAATCATTAACGGCAAGGATGCCTTTACAGAGTGGGGAATTAGAATGGGTGACGGCTTTCTCGATACCCTTAACGGATATTTCCCGATGAAGGAGTACATTACCAACAATGACAGAACACAAGATGGGGTTCAGTATGTTGGTACTCCTAAAGTCAACGAGCGCAGTATTGTCCTAAACTTCACTATGGAGGGCAGGGACACGGCAGATTTCAACGCAAAGAACAAAGCCTTTATAGAGGTTATGCGAGGGGGTGACATGTCTATACAAGTTCCTAATGACGGCACGAATGTTTATCATCTCAAATACACTGGAAAGAGCTGCACCTTTGCTAGGAATACAGAACGAACATTTGCTAAACTCGGACTTGCTTTCATAGAACCAAACCCCACCAATAGGACGTAAAAAGAGGGTAGCCGTTAAGCTACCCTAACACTTCCAATTCTTCATAGAAATAAGTGCCACATGGCTCGTTAGTTACGCTATCAACACATTTGTATTGACCATTTTCACGAGCAACGACGCACACTTGCTTCCCATTTGAACGAATACGGGCGCACATGCCGAGTAAATCACGCGGTTTCTGCATATCTTCAATTGGTGGAGCAATTTTTCTCCTAATCGCAGCTACATCATTTGTCATTATCCATAACTTAAAGAAAAGGATAATTTGCAATATACCGAAAATTATCAGCACGATTGCGAATAGATTTAGGTCATTCATATTTTAATTCGTAAATTATTTTTCTCAATTCATTAAACTTATCTGGATTTTTCATATCCTCCCAAAAGAATTTCTTGTATCTATTCCTATTAAAACCATTTTCGTTTGTATAAACAAGAAGCATTTCCTTATCACAGAGAATTATAATAGGTGCTTCTAACAAATGTGCGTAAGAATTAGCTTGTTGAAATGCTGCATATACTTCTTTTCTGTTGCGCATGGAAAGTTTTGCTTCTATAAGTACTTTGGCAATGTAACCATTATCTGTTTTTGTACAATGCAACGCAAAATCAGGATATATTCTTTCACCACGTCCAGCCCGTAATGGAACTTGTCGCATGTAGTCTGTCATACCCATACTATCAAGTAAAGGTATTAATAAATGTTCTTCTACATCTTTCTCTAATTTTATATTTGTACAAGCTATTTTAGGTGCATATAAGACTGGTAATTTACTTGTATCGTACTTTTTTGTCTGTATTATTCGCAAAAACTCTTGATAATCCCTATTATTTATTTCCCATCCATTTACTCCTTGAAAGTTTTTCCTGACAAGTGGATGAGAAGAAAAGTATTCATCGTTCTTTAATTCCTGCAAAGTTACATGTGGTAGCTTTATTCTACTTCCTATGTATGTGTTAGCATAGTAATAAAAGAACGGGTCTATAACACCATCTGTTTGGGCTATCCACATACATGTTATTGCACATATAGGAGAGGTTTCGTAGTGTATGAGAATATCTCCTCGCATAGTATCCTCATTAGCTTGCCAAAATGTAAAATCCAAATCTTCTATTGGCATAATCTTACCGCCAATAAACCAAGCCTTAGACGGTTTCGGCAATTCTATTGGAATATTCTTTGTAAGCCCTTGACCAAAGTCATAAAGTATAGCGCATAGCTCATACGGAGATAGTCCATTTTCTTTACGAAAAGAATATAGTATCTCGCATAGTTCCCAATAATACATACACCGTGCCCTATAATTACTCTTTTTAGGTGGTAATGGCAATTCTATATCGAATATATCAAATACTTTTATAAGGTCAAAGAAATGGTATCGGAATATATTAGGAAAGAAATACTCTGGAGCCTTGAAAAACAACATGAAAGATATATCCATATTAGCCATGAGATATGTTTTATAGTCCGCTTTTTCTATAAAAGGTTCTCCATCATCAAACAATATCGCTCCATCTATTATTTGCTCGTATAGATTTCGTGCATCATCTATATTGGTTGGCAATAGCATCTTCTTGATTGCAAGTTCCCATAGAAGTTCACAACAATCCTCCATACTGTCTTTATCCGAAAACTTTGTTTCCATGGGATTATATTTGGAAACAAGTTCATATATAGATATATCATGGGCAGCGTTTTCAAACAGGCTAATAGTTTTCTTGCCAACATCGGTTTGTTTATACAAGTCCCATGTGTACTGATTAAACTTCATTTCTTTGTTATGGTTACTTTAATAGGATTTCCGCAGTGGGGACAAACAATGTTATTATTTTCCTTTTGTACTTCTTCGGACGAGGCGAACAGCTGCCATATAGGCACATTAAGAGCAGTAGCAATTTCTTCTGCTTTTTCTACAAGCAGCTTTCCTGCCACTTGACGACTCAATGCTTGACGGCTTACACCCATAGTGTCAGCAAGTTGCGAAAGAGTTATACCCTTTTCTTTTAATATTTCTTTTATTCTCATATTGCAAAGATAACTATTATATATATAATGTAAACAATACTATTTACTAAATTATGTTAATAGTAATAATTTTATTATCATTTTATTTGTTTATGTAAATAGTATTATTTACCTTTGCATTGTGATTAAGAAACAAAGTTAAAACTATTAAACTATAAGATTATGGCAACAGCATTTAAGAATGAGTTAAGCGAGTTAATGAAGAAGAGTTGGCAACTGGTTAAGACCTACGGCATCAGTCTATCAGAAGCGATGAAGAAAGTCTGGACGCTCTTCAAGTTACGCAAGGCAATGAAAAAAGGTGTGGTTAAGTTCTACTACGAGAAATTATCAGGCGAGATTAGAACTGCTTGGGGTACGCTTAGAGAAGACTTAATACCTGCTACATCGGGCGACAACCGCAAGAAGAATGACAGCGTACAAGTGTACTATGACCAAGAAAAAGCTGCTTTTCGCTGCTTTAAGATAGTAAACCTTATCAGAATAGCATAAATCAACATCAGGGTAGGTTCGCCTACCCTACTAAAAAGCAAAGACAATGAAGAACTATCATATTACATATTGTTACAAGTATCAGAACAATGTTGTTATCGTTGATTGCGACATTGAAGAAGTACACAAATCAGATATTAAGCGTGGCGATACCATATTGTTAGATAATGGCGACACAAAGACTATCTGCATGAATAACCTAACATGGGATAAATTCTTAGGTCGCTGTATATGTGGTGATAGTTACAAGTTTGGCAATAAGAGAGTAAAGCGTGTGCATAACCTAAAAATAGGTGCACCAAAGCAATTTGGATTTTAACATTAAGACAATGAAGACATTAAACCTTATCATTAAGCAGTGCTACTTTGACGAAATCATCAAAGGCACGAAAAAGCAAGAGTTTAGAGAAGTGAAGCCAACGACTATCAAGCGACTTGTACAGCTTGATAAAGACGGCTACGAAGTAGAAGATGAGAACGGCAACGCTATCCCTATTCAGTATGATGCCTTACAACTTTATGTAGGCTATGCGAAAAATAGAGCATCTGCACTTGTTGAAGTAAAGTCTGCCTATTGTGAGATTATCACAAACGAAAAGGGCGAGCCTATCATATATCAATATGGTACAGATGAGAAAGGTGATCCACTTGTATGGGTGGTAGAACAAGTAGTGTATAACTTAGGCAAAGTGCTTGCCTATAAACCAAAGGGACAATGAAGAATTTACAAGAAACAGCAGCATGGGTTAATGAGATAGTGGATAACGCTATCAAAACAGAGAAAAAACAACAATCGAAGCGTTGTCGTTTTACTCACAAAAGATAAAAGAAAAAGAAGATAAGAAAGTAATATCTTTGCAAAGTAGTAACCGCCTTAGTGGTGTTTGGTGGTAGAGAAGATATTTAAAGGGCATAAACTTCGAGGTCTAAACACCACATCAAGACTTCTTAGTTTTTGCCCTTGTTTTATAAAACAAAAATGGCAGGTCTACCCCCCCCTGCCAAATATAAACAAAATATTCAAATATGAACACACCTATTGTTTACGATTACAAAGGTAGTAAGATTTCTTTTGCAAACGGCAAAAATGTGATGGTAAATGCAACTGAAATGGCAAAAACTTTTGGCAAATATCCAAAAGACTTCCTCGTTAACAAACAAACAAAAGAGTTTTTAACCTCATTATCAGCCGTTAGGGGAATTAGCCTAACGGAACTTGTAAAGGTTGTACAAGGTGGTGACCCACAAATGCAAGGCACATGGATGCACGAAGATGTAGCATTAGAGTTTGCACGTTGGCTTAGCCCTGCTTTTGCGATTTGGTGCAATGATAGAATAAAAGAGCTGCTGAAGTATGGTATGACAGCCACACAGCCTACACTTGACGAAATGGTGAACAACCCTGACCTTGTTATCAGAATGGCAACACAACTGAAACAAGAAAGAGAGGAAAAGGCACGGCTTGAAGCTGAGAACAAAAGAATAATAGAAGAAACAGCCCCAGCGGTGACATTTACGCAAGCAGTCAGCGGTTCTGCATCTTCCTGATTAATTGGAGAACTCGCAAAGCTGATTGACCAAAACGGCTATCCTATGGGCGAAAAGCGACTTTTCAAGTGGTTACGTGAAAACGGGTATCTTGGCACAAAGGGCGAGAGATACAACATACCAAATCAACGCTACATTGAACAAGGTCTATTTGAATTGAAGAAAGGCACTCGTAGCGGTAACAATGGTGTAATGTACACGACAATAACTCCAAAGGTAACTGGTAAAGGGCAAATTTACTTTGTAAACAAATTCAAAGTAGCATAAATGAGCGAAAAAGCCCAATCGCAAAAATGCGATATGGTGATAATCAACAAGTTACAACAGAACTCTCAAAGAAATATAGCCATAGGCGGAAAACCGACCATGCTGAAAATCAGCAAATTATAAGATTATAAAACAATTAAGACTATGACCGAGATTAAGACAATAACCCTATGCAAAGAAACGGCAGAGCTGTTCGACTGCAAAAAGAAATTAGATGAGTGCTTTAACACATTAGGTAAAGTTCATGAAACCATACTGGGTTATGATAAAGCCTTTGAAGAAGCATTAGATAAAGCATACATAGCTATGAATGATGTTATAATGCATCTTCTATCCGAGCAGATAGACACCAATAGCACAGAAAGCGGTTACAAAGTAATTTAACCACATATAATCAGAAGATTTGCCACAACAAAAACGTTGTGGCTTTTCTGTTTTTATCCCCTACTCTATCTTTTCTTTTTGTCGGTATCTTTGTAAATATGGTAATATACGACATTCATAACAGCAAGATACTCGATGCGACACTGACAGAAGGCGCAGAACACGAGCAAGAATTAGGCAGAAGTGACCTTGTAAGATTGTCATGGCAAAGTGATGTAAAGGTTACTTTGCCTGCTGGTGCGTATATCATACCTTTCGATGACGGCTTGAAGTATAGGCTACTCAGTCCATACACACCGACAGAGGACGATAGGGCTTTCAAATATACCCCCGAGTTTCATCACCCTTTGATGTGGCTTTCACGTGTGCCGTTTCTCTATGATACGACAGACGCGGAAAAGAACCCTATCAAGCAGCAGGAATGGTCATTTGAAGGTCTTACAACAAATGCACTTGAATACGCTTGTAAGGCTATTAATGAAGCGTTAGGGATAACAGAGAAAGCGCAGCAGTTCACTTACACCCTTTGCGGTAACGTGGATAGCTCCGTATCTTTCTCGGTGTCTTCTAACGACATTCTATCCGTATTATCTTCTATTGCTCAAGGCTGCAAGAATAACGCTTGTGAATGGCATTTATCGTGGAAGCATAAGGCTTTATACTTCGGTCAGATAAGCATTAATCTTGGCGAGGATGTTCCTACATTAAAGGTACACGAAAATATACAGAAAGCATCCGTAAGTGAGAGTAAAGAGCCTTATTATAATCGTTTCTATCCGCAGGGGTCAACAAAGAATATGTCTACAAAGGCACTTGTTGGCACTGGCAATGTAGCAACCCTCCTAAGGTTAGGACTTGACAAGTCCGTTTACCCTGACGGATATATCTATGTAGACACAGAAGGGAACGTCATCACAAAGGATGCATTTGAAGCGTCAGGAGAAATCAAGCAAACGCTTGCTCTCTCCTTTGATGATGTTTATCCGCATATCGACTTGTATGTTTACAATGTCCGTAAGCACATCCGTTATCTCAAGAACTCTCAGACAAATACTATAGAACTTGACAGCAGGGGAAACAAAAAGACATACACTATTTGGTATATGCGCCTTGCGTTTCCTTCTACAACTCAGATAGAAGGCAAGGCTATCATCAATACCACCTACGATAAGGACGAAGGCGGAAACATCATTACTCACTATTGGTATGACTATGAAATAGACCAAACAAAGCAAGTGTTACAAGGGTACACGCTTAAAGGGATATTCAAGGTTAATACCCATGCTGTAGATGGGCATTATGACGTCCTTACGCAGGGACTTGTTGGGCAGCCTAATGGGCAGGAAGGATTTGAACTCCACTACCACGAAATAAACAACCCAATAGCACCAAAGCCAAACGAGGGTGATAGTGGTGTCAACATCCTAAAGGGTGATTACGAAATACTCAAGTATCAAAGCGGAGATACCATTATCCCTACAAATGAAAGCGAGGGGCTTTACCCACGTGGTAAGAATCTCCCAGACTTCACTTGTAATATAGTCGTGCTGTTTAACATCGTAATGGGTGAGCATGAAACGAAACTTGCCCAAGCCGAGTTAGCATCACGCACTATCAAGGAGATAAAAAGACGTGCGCAGGATAACAATAACTATTCCTTTGCATCTAACCCAAGAGCGTTTGTAGACCATAACCCTAACCTTTACTTAGGACAGAAGGTAGTCTTTGACGATGGGCAGGGGTACAAGCTAAAGACACGTGTCATAAAGTTAGTTACAAAGCTGGATTATCCGATTATTCAGGAGATAACCGTTGGCAATCAAGCCGTCAAGGGTACTATCTCGCAGTTAAAGGAGGACGTAAATAATATCCTATCGGGTAATTTCAGCGGTGGCGGATTAAACTCTACACAGATAAGTGAGCTTATAAAGAACTATGTAGATCCACGCTTTCTAAGGAAGAATGCACCCGACACCGCCCAAGAGTTGATTACATTCTTGAAGGGTATCGCTGTCGGTAATGGGTACGGCATAACTGAACTTGGCGATTTATTTGCTCGATTTATCAAGGCTAACTCAGTAAAGAGTGATGATTTCCGTTCGGGACTATTGGATGGTGCTGGCTTTGGGATATACAAGGACGAATACGGGAAATCAATAGCAGAGGTCGACAAGCTCAATGTAAGGCAGAAAGCCACCTTCTCAGAGTTGGAGTATAAGCGTCTGGCCTTTACTACTGGCGATGTTGGATTTACATCTGCAAGCGCACATATATATAGTGTTATTCCAGTTGGAGCTAATGGTGCTCCTATCGTTAACTCAACAACTTTCTTTAAGTCTGCAAATAAGCAGGTGATGATAAATAACGCCCTACTCTCTTATAGTGTGTCAGCAGGAGGAAATAGTATATCTGCTTATAGATGTTACTTTCTTGCAGATGATGGCGATAAGCGTATCAGCAATGATTGGAGGATTGGCGACCAAGCGATGTGCAAGACGTCAAACCTCATTTCTCGAACATCAAACAGAACAGCTAATAGGTACTATTGGCGTTTGGTGGTAAACAAGGGAACGGAAACTATCAATGGTAAATTATACCACTTCGTAGACCTTTCGGATGTTCGTGGCACGCTTGATCTTACTATTGACGGCAAACAATATACTTGTGTCGGATATGCTACAAACATAGAGATTAATAATGACATCCCAAAGGCTGAGGATGATATTATCCAATTAGGAAGTCAGACCGACACCGATAGGCAATACGCTCACATCATCTATGTATCAGAGGGGAAACGTGTTGACTATGCAGGTATCAATAACTACGACCTTGCTTCACACATTATTAATGAGTTTAGCCCTAAAGAGATAACAGTGCGTTCAGACCGTTTCAAGATTATATCCGCGGCAGGTACGGGGGTAAGTTCATCTTTGGTATGTGACAGAGGAGAATGGGTTAGCGGCACAACAGCAGGACACTATGATAGATTTTCTTATAACGGCTCTCTGTGGCTTTGTAACGTTGGAATAGGTAACACTACCAACGAAGCACCAACGGAAAGCAGTAGGATATGGATAAAGCAGGTGTCACAGAGTGATGTGTATAGTCTGGAAGTAACCATTGAAAGTGGAGCAATATATGATTCACAAGGCAGCGTAGTCCTATTGGCAACATACAGAAAGGGAAATGTTGATATATCAGGCACTATCACAAGCACATTATGGTCATGGATACGCATAAGCGGTCAAAGTACAGATGCCGAGTGGAATACATCACATAAGGGCGTAGGTAGAAGAATAACAGTATTAGCGTCAGAAGTCGATTCTATGGCTTCATTTGACTGTATAATAGAAGGATAATATATGGGTACAAAAGCAAGAGGGGGTATCACCCTTTATAATGTAAAAAACGGAAAAGATGCAGAGTATCATCGGTTGCGCCCACAGAGCGAGAAGGCTGTTGTCGGGGCTGATAACTCACTGTACATCACACTTTCGTATATCATCGAGCACGTCAATGGTGCGCAAGTGACAACGGAAGCAGGCAGCGCACAAGGATACCATGTCACTGCACGCATGAACAACGGTGTATCTATCGCTATGACAAACGGAGCGGTGAATAGTGGTACTTATAAGTTAACGGACTATTCAAAGGCACAGAACCGCCCCGATTATGTTATCATTGAATTGAGAGATAGTGCCGATAAGGTCGTTGACATTCGTACTGTACAAATAATTATGGAAGCATCTTCTTATGTCGATATAGTAGCTGATTTGCGCACTACGGTATCGCAGCATGGAGATAGCATATCAACTATCAAGCAGACTGCCAATAGTGTGTCAGCTACTATTACAAGTCTTAAAACAGGTCTTGAATCTGTAGGTATGCACATGGATGGCGAGAAGAGCACCTTTGACATCGTTGCTAATAGGTTTAAGGTCGTTACGACTACTGGTAAGGTTTCATTCATTACCGAAGCAGGCAAGCTAAGTACAGACTTGATAGATGCAAAACAGATAGTCACAGAAGGCTTGCGAACTGGTGACATTGATGCTCAAAATGCTACTATAAAAAACATTGTTGTCAGTGGAAATAGCTGGTTTAAGGGTAATCTCGATGGTGTAAGTGGTACCTTTAAGGTGCTCAAATGTCTTAATTCAGAGAATGAAGCAGTAGGTGGTATCTATTTTGAAGACAGGGGTAGCCAAGCTATTATGGCTATGGAGGGTGATTTGGGTATGCGTAAGTGTGTCGAAGGCAAATTCCGCAAACGTCTTCCACGCTTCTATGCTAAGGATGTATGGTGTCAAGGACAATTTGGACATTATGCGAAGATTTGCGCTGTCATTAAAGACGCCATGATGTACGTACATCATGGCGGTCACATCGATACAAATGGTGTAAAAGTACAGTTACCTACCGTAACCGTGAAAAGTGGTGGACGTGATGTTGTCTGTTACAAGATTCCATTATATGCACCAGGTTATCATGGAGAAGATGGGGATAACGGAGTCGTATTGGATGTTGATAACCCTGCCTTGCAGCCTGGTCTTACTGATTTTTACAGAGAGATACCTTTTGGTGCACCTATTGACATGGTCATTTTTAACTGCGAAAAACCTCACAGTTATGTTTTCTTTGAAATGGGGTATGGCAAAGAATGGATAGCTTTTAATGGAAATGACAACGTTGAAGTTTATATCTGTGATCATCGAGAGATTAGAAAACTTGATGGTGGTTGGGTAAGTCACTATTTATATGTTAATCCGCTATGGCTTACTCCAACTAAGTCTAAGGAAACACCTGGAGCAGGCGTTTTTTATACTGGTACTACTGATTTTGATTGGTAATTAACTTAAAATAAAAGAAGATGAAGAAAATTTTAGATTGTATTTACGGATTTTTTGAGAAACTCGCAGCCATTGACAGCGATAAGTACTTGCATTTACTTGTAGGTCTTACCGTTGCATTCACGATTGGCAAACTGATGGCGCACGTTGAAGCGTGGGCGTTCCCTGCCATCGTTGGTGTGTTGCTGCTAATGGTGGCGAAAGAGAGTGTTGATTATTACCTCCGAGATGAGCAGTTCGACTTGAAGGACGTAGCTGCTGGTCTGGTAGGTGCAGTTGTCGGAGTAATTCTTTGTCTGCTATGAACTATTTAGAACAGTTTAAGTACGTGATATGTAGTATTATCAGCGGTATGCTGAGCCTATTCTTTCCTATCCGTGACTTTATGTACGCAATGTTGATTGTGTTTGTCGTCAATTACATCTTTGGTGTGGTAGCAGGTCTTCTTCATGGCGAGCATTGGAGCTTCAAGAAATCTATTGTATTCTTTTACCATTGCGCACTTTTCTTTGTCATGACGGCTTCTATCTTCATAACAGGTTTTTTCCTTCACGCTGGAGATGAAACTCTCGGAGTTGTCAAAGCATTGTGCGGTGTGGCAATTTGGTTCTACTCTACCAATATAGTCAGAAATTGGCGAATGATGCTTATAGAAAACACTACTATGTGGAAGGTCGCAGGTTTTGTTTACTATGTTCTTACATTGAAGGCTGTCGATAAAATACCTTTCCTAAACGAGTATTTAAAAACTGCTCATGTAAAAGTAGACGACAATAATCCTAAGTTTGATTAACCATTTAACGATAAAGATATGACAGAAGAAGAAAAGAGTGGCATCGTCCACGAGGTGATAGAAACTATCAAAGGGCAGTCGCAGGACATCGCAGAACTCCCATTGTCGGATAACATTGAGGATTTCACCACCCTCCCTGCTGTTGGCAAAGACGGCAGATTAAAAAAGTTCAGAGTTACTGATTTGAGGTCAGAGTTCGCAGGTGGTAGTAATATTGAGCTTGTGCAGGAAACAGGACAAAGCGAGGATAAGGCGATGTCACAGAAAGCAACTACCGCAGCTATTGCCGCAGCCACAACCACCAATGACGGCAAGAACTTGCAGGATGTATATGATGCCACAAAGTCTTTGACACGTACAGGGCAGCCATCAGCGACTATCGAAATGGCGCAAGAGCGTGGCAATTCAACAGACAAAGCGATGTCACAAAAGGCAGTATCTGATGCTATCGCAGAAATTGAGAAGAAAACTCATGATAATGCAGAGGCTATTGCGTCTATGTCTGCAAGTGGCGGTGTTCCTATTGCGCAGGAGGCAGGCGACAGCGCTACAAAGGTGATGTCACAAGCTGCTGTGACAGAGTATGTAAATAACAACAAAAAAAAGAAAACATATACGAATGTTGCAGAGTTGCAGACAAACAAAGAGAAAGTGTTTGACATTAGTGTACCTCAAGGTAATAAGATTCGTTTAACAGTCAGAGGCTCTAACAGTGTTAATCTCGGAATAATATATTCCGACTCTGCAAGACAAACGATTGTCAATGGGAGAATCACAGACCCATCTGTATATGAATTTGTCTTAGAAAAGGATATGTCACAAATATCTCTGTGGACTAATGTTCAGACATTCATAACGGTAGAAAAAGAAGTAATGTCTCCACTCTTATCAGAAGAAGATATTGCGCAAACACTATCTGATACTTCAAGTAATAAGGCTTTAGGGGCAAATTTAGGTGAGGTGTTAGTAGAGCAGCGTATAGAATGGACAAATGTTAGCCGTGAAGAGATACGCAATATGATTCGCTCTGGACTACGACTTCAAGATAATTCTGGTGCTATTATAGCAGACGCTCTCACAGATATTATCGTGATACCTGTGAAGAGAGGAGAGAAGATTGTCATAGAAAAGCCTTCTCTATGGAATAACAGTGAATATAAATACGGTGCTGCTTTTTTCAAAAACAGTGTCACTGAAGGTGTTTTTGCTTCAAAAAACATCTCTACTCCACGGACGTTTTTCGAAAAAAAATCTGTTGAATTAGATGTACCTAACTATGCTAATTTTCTTGTATTTAATGTGACAAGTAGAGGTGCAACAAAGTTTGACTTATCTCAATCTTTAGAGATAAAAAGACTTGTTGGAAGTAAGAGTTTTGTCAATGGAAAATCATTTAGTGACACACTTCTTAACTCTCAACAGATAGATGTACTTAGAGATAAGGCATTGAGATTGAATGAAGCAGCTACGTTGTCATTACAACAAGAGCGTAAGAACATCTTTATTAAAGGTGTTTTGCTCGAAACATGGGATATTCCGCTGACATTAGCGAATTATAAAGTATTTATAGACGCTATGCAATCAGCAAAATTAAACTTCCTTATTTATGACAACAATATAAGGTGGTCTGATAGCACTATTAATGTTGATAAAAAAACTTACGAGTTAGTTAAATATGAACATGGACTGACCGAAAATGAGCTTGTGGAATTATCATCCTATGCACACGATAGAGGAGTAGAATTATGTCTTCGTGGCTTTGGGCCTGGACATATCGATGACGGATATACAAGAAAATATCCAGAGACAGTTTGGAGTGCACAAAATCTGGATATATCCTCTGAAACTGGTCGCAATTTTGGGCTTGCAGTCTTAAAGAAGTATTGCGAATTAGCTCAGCGGTGTGGTCTTCGATATCATCATATATCTGCTGATGAATGGGGCGGACAGACAGGATTCACGGATGCACAGGAAAACGGAACATGGGGCTACGCAGATTACATAAACATGGAAGCTGAACTTTGTACTACGTATGGTTTAATTCCTATGGTTTGGAACGACCCAATCTGTCGTAATGATAGGGTTATTCCTCGAATTAACAAGAATATATCTGTCTGCGTTTACAACAGTAAGAGTATGAATAGAGGCGTCGCCGGCATAGACACATTACAACGTGAAGGGTATAATTTCTTAATTAATTCAAGTACAGAGATATATTACAATCTTGGCGGTGTCCCGAGAGTCTCGGAGATAGGAATGAGAGCATTTGATATTCATAGGTTCTATGGAAATCAAATAATGAAGAAGATGCCGCAAGGTACACTGTGGTGTATCTGGCCATTCAACACAACCGGTTATACAGCTGAATCTGCGCTCGTGGAAGTACTTCCATTATTAGCAATATATGGTGAGGTCGTCAATAAGCAGTTGAAGGCGTGCAATGTTATAGAAGCAAACACTATTGATGTTTCCTCTGGCAGTGCAAAACAAGGCATGATAAGTTACGTCGATATAAATATCCCAGATGGCTTTACATTCGGAAATCTCATCAGTGGAAATATTGATGAGCATCAAGAGCTACAGGTATATTCTGTTACAAACTTGACATGCGAGGTAGATTGCGAGGGGCGATGGAGCAGTGGTAGTGTAAGACTGTGGTTTGCAAACACATCTGCAACAGACATAGATATACATGTTGGAATGAAAGTAACACTTAATTTCTGCTAATGAAGAAAGTAATTAAATGGCTTAAAGAAAGTAACAGGTACAAACATCTAATAGGTGGTGTACTTATCGGTGGTGTAGCTATAGACTTCGGAGTAAGAATGATAATTAAGTTAATGTAACTATGACAGAACTGATTTTAATTTTAACGCCTCTGTTAAATACTTCTAACACATCAACTTAAACTGAGTGATAATGGAAACAATAACCATAGGAAACGAAAGCAGTGGGCACGTTGATGGGGTATTAAGAATCAACAGAAAGAGCGACTTCCCACTCGGCATTAAACTGATAAGAGGTGGTGATGTTGTAGTCTTTCCTGATTGCGACTTTACTGTTAAGGCGACCACAGGTAGTGGATTTACCACATACAAGGCAGAGAGAAAGAACGGAGTATGTTCTAATTGTCAAGTTGCAGACAAACAACTGATAATATTCTTCGATAACCACAACTTAGGAAATGGAAGAGTAAAGGTTGAGGTGTCAATTAACTACCCCGATGAGAATTTCTCTGACGGATTCAGACGAGAAACATTCACTGCCACTTCTAACATTGAACTCGTTGACGACAATGGTGATGCTCTCAAACTCGCCATGCCTGACCCTATCGTAGTGGAAAAGGAAGTCATTAAAGAGAAGAAAAGTATCTTAGTTTGGCAGATTTAGTAATTAGATTTTAGATTATGGCAAATTTTACAATAGCGGAAATGGTACAATCCAATACCGCAGACAGATTAAAGATTAGCAACAACCCACCAGCAAGCGTAAGGGTGCATCTGACGGAAACAATTACCCTTTTAGAGTGTATTCGTGCGGAATGGGGGAAGTATTGTGCAAAACATTCACTTGAAAACCCTGCAATTCGCATTTCAAGCGGCTATCGCTCACCAGAACTGAATAAAGCAGTTGGTGGGGTGAAAAACTCTGCTCATGTCGAGGGTTACGCAGCAGACTTGCAGCCTGTCAATGGTAAACAGGATGAGTTTGAAAAGTTCTTTGCTTCGGAGTTCTCAAAGATGGGCTATGCTTTTGACCAAATCATTATCGAGAAGTCGAAGACATCCCGATGGGTGCATGTAGGCTATAAACGTGCTGATGGAAAGCAAAGAAGACAATGTTTCACATTAAACGTATAATCGTATGGAAGATAAGGAAATTAAATACTACGTGTACACAATGTTAATCGTAATAGGTTTACTTGTACTTACGGCACTTTGTATTAGCTGTTCGCATAGAGTATATGTACCTGTGCAGTCTATTCGCACTGATACTATCTACATGTCAAGGAAAGACAGCGTACATATCAAGGATAGCTTAATCACTCGACAAGTGATTAACATCCGTGACAGCATTGCTATCCATGACAGTGTGGTGATTGTCAAGGACGAGCAAGGCAACATCAAGGAGAAATTGATAGTTCGTTATCGTGATAGATGGCATGTGACACAGGACTATCTGACGCTTCTAAGATTGATTGACAGGTACAAGGCGAGCAATGACAGTTTGCGTGCTACCATGAAGGAGCATATCGAGGTTCCTAAGGTCGTTGAGCGAGAGTTAAGCAGGTGGCAGAAAATCAAGATGGATGTAGGCGGTTGGGCAATAGGTGCTATGTCAACACTCCTACTTGCTGTTGTTGGATATATTGTTATTTGGTTGTTGAAGAAGTATAGGAAGATTTAATTCTTTCCAATGTTTGCAATATTTGAAAGAATTTGCATAAATTCATTGAATAAATATTCCTTTTCTCTTGCATCTTTCACGATAATTTGCTAAATTTGTAGGAGAAAAGGATTGAATTCGTATTTGACATAGATTTAGGTTTTTAGTTATTAT